ATTCTGACCCACTCATCCTCCTGCCCCTGCCAGTATTTGATGGTTTTGTCGTTTAGGTCCTTTTCGAGCTTTGCAATTTGGGACGTGGTCCATTCCGCGAGCTTCTTTTTATCCGCTCCGAGGGCCTCATACTTGTCGCGCTCGTCAGAGATCCGCTTGATGCCCTTGCTGTATTCGTCCTGCTTGATGTTGTAAATCTGCTTGTAGGTCTCTCTGGTGCCGCTCTCCAGTTCCTCGTTGACATCATCATATTTTTTTCGTAGTTTTTCCTCGTCCTCAATCTGCTTTTTAACCATCTTGGAGTGTTCGTCGGCGAGCTTCTTTGTCGATCCAGTTGCCGTGTCAACGGCCTTTGCCGTCTCTCCGGTGGCTTTTGTCGTCTTTATCATTGCCCCGGCCATATCTTCGGTGCGGGACGTCATAAGGCTGAAATTGTCTTGCGCCTTTTTTGCATATTCAAGACTTGCCTTGAAATCTGAAGCGGCATTTGAAGCAGCTTGCCCGGCGGCTTCCATGTGTCTCTTTTCAGCTTCGCCCCATGAAACCATTGCCTGTAGGCGTTCTTTCGCTTCGATGATTTTCCAAATATAAGATGATACCGTAAGCGAAGCTGCGGAGATCGATTGAAACGCGCCAACAACGAGAGCTGCGGCCCGGACTATCCCCTGCCCGAGCATGAGCTGGAGATCCGAGAGCGTAACCTTCAGAGCCTGCATGTTTTCGGCAGTAGTCTTTTGTGATAGATCGTATCTTTCGACGGCCTCCTTCCCTGCGGCAAGGGTGGCGTTGAGGATTGCAGTTTTCTTTTCCTGATCGGTCAGTTCCGCAACTGTCTTTCCGAGACTTTTCGCCATCTCTTCGTTTGCAGTTCCGACCTTCAGTGTGAGCCCGAGGTTGTCCAGGATCAGCGGGGAGGCCCGCCCGACGCCAGTGGCAATATCCGAGAACGCTTTGGATGTGTCCGTCCCCATATCCCGCGCCTTTGCACGGGCGATGATCATTAAATCAGCGATGTTTTCAATAGGTATCCCGAGCGAAAGGGCCTTGTTGGTTGCTTCGGTAAGCGCCTGCGTGTCTATGAGTCCGCCTGACGCCTCTCTGATTTTCTTAAATTCAGCCGTTGCATCCTTGCCCATCGATGTGGCCATGGAATGAAAAGCTGCTGCTGACTGCTCGTATTTTGCCGCCTGTTCCGCGAGATTCCATGCCTTCATGGCGGTCATATAAGCTGCCCCGATGGTGGCAGCGGCGGCGACCCAGTTGTTCTTCAGCTTGGTCAGCATCCCTTCCTGCTTCCCAAACTGTTGCTCATTCGCAGCGTTGATCTTATCGTTTTTCGCCTTCTCGGCTCTTACGATCTCATCCGCGCTGTATTTCCCGGATTTGAGGATAAGGGAATAGGCGTTCTCAGCGGCCTTGCGCTGGTCGTCGAAATACTGGTTCGTCTTGACGCCAAGGGACTTCCACGCCGTCTCAAGGCCCTTTGTTGTGGCCTGCGCGTCGCCCAGCGTCTCGGACAGCTTTTGCTTGTAGAGCTTGTCGTCCAGTTGCAGTTGAACGTAGATATTGCCGAGGTTGCTGGCCATTTATCCGTTCTCCATGATCTGCATGATCGCGCCCTTATTCTGATCCAGAGCGGGGCGGAGGAAGGGACGCTTTGACCGATAGCGCGTGCCGTATTCGACAAACCGCGCATAATAGGCCGTGAGCTTGTCGGATTGCCGCCCGCCTGCATATACCCGGACATCGTTTTTCGGATCGCCCGCGAGCCGTGTCACGCGGATGGAGTTACGCAGCGTCCCCGGCACCCTCTCTGTCCATGCTTTCCCGGTCTTGTATTGCGGACGCATCACGCCCACCGGGGCAAGGCTGCGCGCCGAATTAGCGACAACATGAGCGGCCTTTTCAAGGCGGTCCATCGCCTTCTTCTCGATTTCCGCCGTGATCTTGTCAGGCGACCAGTCCTTGATTGTCACCTTTGCCGCCATGTCACCGCCTCTTCATCCGCCGGGCCTTCGCCTTCGCGCCCGCAAAGGCCGATTTGAGCTGATCCTTCAACTGATCCGATTCCACCGGCCCCTTGTCCTTGCTCCTCGTGATCTTGAAAAACGCGGCCCATTCCTGCAGTTCATATGAGTCGATGTTCCGCTCCAGTTGCCGTACCGTCATATGCAATTCGTGGGCGAGGCTGAACAGAAAAAACCTTATCCCACGATGTCTAAGTTTTTTTCGATCTTCTCCTGCTCCGCCCCGGTCATGCCGTTTAGACGCTGGCATGCCGCAAAAAGCCGGTCCAGAGCCGCCGCGGACTTTTTCGACAGGGCCGCGATCTCCCCGTCGGAAAACATCCGCTCCCCGTTGTCATCCACGAGGCACCGGGCAATGAGCTTTGCACGGAAGTTCTCCCGTTTGAGCTGGAGCTGTGACCCCTTGCTTTCAAAGATGTCGGCCTCGTATGCGTCGCGCTCGCCCCCGGTCATCCGCCGGATCGTGACGCTGCCGCCCCACTCCGGCACCTCGATGGTCTCGGATTTCAGGTCATTGAACGCTACAATGTCCGCCTTGGTGATCTTCTTTTTCTCTGCCATAATGCATTGCCTCCCTCTCAGATTAGGTTGATACTCCCTCGCGCCACTTGCACGCGCTGGTCAGCTCCATCGATATGCTGGCCTTGACTACGTTATCGACGCCGCCGGACAGGGCGAACCCCGTGACGTAAGCGTCAAAATCCACCTTTGTCGGATAGCCGTCCGGCGTTGAGCCGTCCGTCATCTGGATTGCGAAGATTCCCTTGCGCCGGTTCGCCCGGTCATCCCGGAGCTTGCTATGTATGTCGGTCGCAGAGGAGGACAGAAGGCATTCCATCGATACCTGCCCTTCGTCCTGCAATCCGATCATCTTCTCCTTCGCCGTGGAGTCCAGCGTGGTGACATCGATCACCCCTGCGGACCCGGAAGGGCCGGAAAAGGAGATCACAGAGCCGATCTTCTCCATCTTGATGCCCTGAATGGACAGCCCCGTTGCATCCTCAGCCGTGGCCGTCTCGTAGAACCCGATGACTGAGCCCTCGGCGCTGATTGACTTGATCGTGAACACCTTTCCGACGTTTTCCGCGCCGCCGGATATGATGACCCTCATCCCCGTCGAAAAAGAGGATGTGAGAAAATCAGACCCGACGCCGCCGGTGGTCATGGAGATTCCTGTTGCCACAACCGCAAGCGAGGTATTATCGACATTGCCGATGCACGTCGCCTCAGTCGCCGCCCGCAGGATACCAATTCCTTGACTTTCGATAGCCATGACGTGCCTCCTTTAGGCCGTGGTGTATTCAACCGGCCCCGTGATTTCGAGCTGGATCGATCCCTTGACGACATTGTCCACACCCCCGGAGATCGAAAACCCGGTGCAATACGCCTCCCCGTTGATCTTGGTGGTGCTGTCGTCATGGAGATCAATCGTGAACCGCCGCTTGCTGCGCGACGCCCGATCCGCCCTCAGATGATTCTGACCGGATGAAGAGGTAAGCAGATTGACCTCAAAGCTGAGCTGTCCTTCATCCCGAAGGCCGATCATTTTTTCCTTCGCCGTGCTGCCCAGAGACGTGATGTCAATCACGCCCGCCGACCCGCTCGGCCCGCTGAACGACTGGACCCCTCCAATGGCGCACTGGGACGCCGTGGAAAGGGATGTGCTCGTGGACCAGAAAAGCCCGATTCCTTGACTTTCGATAGGCATTGTTCATTTCCTCCTTTAAGTTGACTTGGACCAGCACGAGAAATCCATGCTGATCCGGTATAAACCAAGCTCTTGCTCTGACAGGTCCATGTCGCTTATCAGCAACGCCTTGAAATTCGGCGCCGCCTCCATCGCGCTATGAACCGCCGTTGACAAGTCCTTCGCGGCCCCGTATGAGGTCGCCCAACAATCTATCTGAATGCGAGGATTCTCCTCGCCTGAATAGCCATCCAAATAGTTTACCCGGAATCCGCTGACCCGGCTGTAGCTCAAGGCTGGGAAGGCGGCAGCCTCCGGGACGAACTCCGGGTAAATCCGTGTTGTCTTTGTCGTGATCACGGTCGAAGTCGAGAAATGCGCTATGATCTTCTTCTCTACGGTCATTTTGCTACGTCCCCGCCGTTTCCGCCGTGATAAGCAGCTCCACGTTCATGTTGCGGACGTTCTCCACGCTCGTGATCCGATAGTTTAAGCCGTTGTGCACAATCCGCATATCAGGCAGCACACCGGCGTAATATCGCATGCGGAACTTGATCGCGTTCACGTTCCCCTCTGCCGCCCGGTAAATGTCCCGCCCGACTGCGGACGGCAGGATCGCCGCCGGTCGGTCCTTGAGAAAATCCGCCCATGTCGATTCCGTGCCGTATGCCCCGGTCGTTTCCGTCGCGCTCTGGATTGTGATCTTGTGCCGAAGCTCCCCGGCCTGGATCATTGCGAAACCTCCAGAATACGGAACGGATCGAGCAGGCCGTCTA